ACAGGTCATGCAAATTGTGTGATCACTCAGGTGCTTCTTGTACAGAACCCGTTGACATCTAGGACAACAGCGCATCCACATTTGGACACCTTAGGTTTTCTTGGCGTACGCGAACTTACGTTTCTTCTCGGGCAAATGCTTGAAGTCTGTTGACTTATCCCATTCTCCTACATTTACCCCTTGTTTACTCAACTCTTTTTCGTTTGCGTGGAAATACCGCTGTTGCGCTTTGCTTGCGTAGGGCATACCTTAGGTTCTCCTTAGGCCAGATCGGGCATTTCATACCCGCGCTCTTCGGATTCTGCACCCTGTTGATCGGGATGTTCACGCTTCTTCACATCAGAAGCCTGCTCAGTCCCGCCCGCTTCCAACGCAAGTTGCTCAGCGCTGTCATGCGCTTCCTTAGCACTCCCATGCTCTGTGGCTGAGGAACTTCCATCTTCCCTTGTAGAAGTGACCGAATGTTTCTTGCCTTCATGATCGTGCACGATGTGAAAATCCACTACAGGGCTATGCGATCCCCCTGTAACAGTCTTCTCATCCTTCTCTTCCCCATGGTGCACAGGGGTGGCTTCCACTTTGGGCTGTGCTTCATCGTGGTATGAGTCAAATCTCTTACCGCGAAAAGCTGACCCGAATTTACGTCCAGGCTCCGTCTTTGATTCGTACATAGATTCTCCTTAGGCCAATCTCGGCATAGCGAAGCCGTCTGATTCTGGTGCCTCTGGCATACCCTCAGGTTCTTCCGTAGGTTGGTCCCCAGCTCCACCAGCTAGCGCACTTGCAAACTTGTGGGCATCCCCCGCACTTTTGTGGGTGCTCTGATGAACGTGCCCAGACTTGTGCGTACTCGTGACGCTGTGCTTCCCAGCTTTGTGGTCGTGTGCAATATGGACCGTCGTTGCCGGACCATGCTCCTGCGCCACTTGCGTAGCCGCGTGGGTTCCTGTTTCCTCGTTCTCAATATTCGATGCGCCAACCTGTGCAGTAGGTGCCTTAGGCCCAGGGTCACCCTGGTTCATTATTTCTTTACCCATCTGTGAACTTTTTCCAGTGGGCTCAGACTTTGCTGCTTCTGCATCCCTACGCTTTGCAACGAATGCCGACCCACTTTTACGACCGTCTTTACTGAAAAATCCCATGTTAATCTCCTCGGCCTCGGGCCGTAAACTTAGTCACAGGGGCAACCGCAATCCCCACTCATAATCTTTTCTAACCTAGCAAACATCTCAGGTTTACTCGTCGCCACAAACTCTTTACTAGAGCAAGACGAAGGATACCACCCAGCTTTTGCACCTAGAGTCTTTTTATTCTCGAAGTACACGCTGATTTTGTACCCATTCTCCGCTTTGTTGACGGAGAACGACTGAAACTCACCGCATTTGCATTTCTTTTCCTTTTTCTCTGCCACAAGGGCCTCCTTATGCGGTGGTTTCCGCAGGTTTCTCTTTTTCTGCCTCTAATTCTCTACGCATTTGCTCTTCGTGCTCTTCCTGCACAACCTGCCAACGACTTTTCGTAGGAGGAATGCTCGTGAAGTTGAATTTGGGACTCGGAGGCTTTGGTTTTTGATAAGCAATGACCTCGGCACCCATACGTGAGCTGTGAGACATCACCGTGTTTTCATAGATCACGATTTTGGAGTTCAGCATAGCCTTTTCTTCGCGCAACGCTGCGATTAGGTGATCACGGTCCTGCAAAGTCCTATCGTGGTCCTGCCTAAGGATCGCAATTTCATTCTCAAGGTGCTCCACATACCTACTGCCGAACAATTCCTTGAAGAACTGACGTATTCTAGCTCCGAACGTCTCTGTGTATTCGAACATCTGAGTCTCCTAAACCTTTCCCATCCAAACGGGCTGTTCTTTTTGCAAAAAAGGAACGCTGGTGTTGTGCCTCTCTTTGTCAGCTAGCATCTTCTGACGATAGAACCAAGATGCAAGAGGGTCAAGCTCTCGGGCGTGTTCTTCAATGCTCATTAACTCTGGCTTACGCTTTGACTTGTGCGACCCATAAATACCGTACCTAAAGGCGTCATAAGCATCGTCGCCTTGTGTGTTTACCTTTAGTACGTCGTCGGGAAAATCAGGGTCAACCATCAAAGATGGAAAAGCATTTATAATTCCTGTACAACTGCTCAGCACAACCAGCTCACCATTGCGCAGCAAGTTGTAAATCATAGAAGCACCGGCAACTCTATCTCCTGCTGCTGCTGCTGCTCTGGTTACTCTGGGAAGCCCTAGCTCCATCAACTCTCTTGAATATTCATCAGCAGGAGAGTGTGCACTTACCTGTTTCGAAAACTTTTCATGAGAGAAGTATATTGCCTTAGGAATTACAGGGGTCCCGTCAGGGAGCTTGCACATGTGCTTGAAAATTGCTGCCCACTCTTTGTGGGTTTTTCCTCCGACTGACATGGATTCTTTAAAGCACACAGTTTTTGTTTTGTAATCTTTTCCTACACCTGCTCTTACCAATGCTTTGGTGAATAGGTAGGCTGCGTTGCTATGGGAACCCATCGCCCAGTCTTGACTGCCCCAGACGACGTTCCACGGCTGCCAAATGATAGCCTCTGGGTCTTCACGTAAATCAATCACATGCTCATAAGGGTCCCAGCACGAAAAGTACTGACCCTCTGCTACGCCATCAAGTCCCAAAAGCTTTTTATCGCGCTGAGCCTTAGGCAGACTGTTCATACGTGCTATGAACCCTGGGTCCCTTTTCAGAAACTCAGGATTGTCCATCGCAGTAGAACGTTGGTATGCGTAGAGCTGAGGATCGTAGATATTGTACCACTCCCCAGCGGAGTTTACCCACCATGCGCCGTTGTCGTCACGCTTAGCCCCCTCGGGTTTTTCGAAAGGTTCCTTCTGCACGAACAGCGTACGATAGTATTCGTAATAAGGCCCAAGCGGATTAGTGCAACCACAAATAAATGGGATCGGCAAGTGCCCGTGCGCATTAGGCACGCAAGCAGCATTGACGATGTTACGTGAGTACAACATACCCCAAGCTTCTGAAGAAAATTGACCGCACTCATCTACGATCACGGCGGGATAGCTACTGCCCAGATATTGCTCAATCAGAAATGTTACGAGTAAGTCGTTTCCACTTACTCTCTTGTAGTTACCTACAAGCTCAGACTATATCATCATCCTATTAGGATGCAGAGTGCTTCGAGCCTACTTAAGCCCTACTCCATTTCTGGATAGTCGTTGCACCTTCCTCATTATTGAGGCTCGGCTCAGGATTGACCCAAAGGGTTGTTCCCTGAATTCTCTCTGTTATCATTCAACCATTGCTGGTTAAAGGGACGAGTCCATCCCGCATGCGATTGTTAGCACAGTGCCCAAAAACAACTCGTGAGCCGTTCATGAATGTGGCTACGTGTCGAGTTGCATCGTACTTATAAAGCTCTGGAGGAACGAAGGTGAGAAAGTCTTGAATAACTCCTGCCTCCAACTCCTTAAACGTCCTTCTAAGTATAAGTGCGTCACAACACTCATAGGCGAGAACATAGTTCTGAATTACATACATCAACCACCCTGTAGTCTTACCGCTACGGAAGCCCCCAACGCTTAGGCACTGTGGGGCGACAGGCATTATATAAGGCACCCCGTCCCGAGTTCTTACCTCCAACAATTCTGTCTGCTTAGGTTGGAGTTTAAAAATCTTACTAACATCTAGTGTGCCGTCCGCATTCAAATAGGCGGGCCTAACTTTCTCCTCTACCACTTTCTTCCTCGGCATTTTTTCTGAGTCTCTCTCTAGCCTGCCTTGATTTCTGAGCAGCGCTCATCTTAGCTTTAGATTCCTCAGACCGTTTTGAGCCCAAGTTAATCTTTCTTAAATTTAGCACACGTTGTAACGCTTTCGGTGTTCTTTGTGCTGCGCTCATTCTTTTCAGAGTTTCTTCAGTAAACGGTTTTCTCTTCTTTCCCAACCTAGCTAAACTCTGCTTAGCACGGGTTTCCTCAGAAATTACTTTACCTAAATGAGATAAACTTATTTTCTTCTTTGTTTCTTCTGAACGAGGACCACGCTTTACACCTTTGTGCCTTTTACTTATCTGAGCCTTCTGCTCATCAGACATAACGTGCCCTGAGTTCTTCTCACTGATTCTCTTCTTTGCCTCTTCAGACAGATGGTAACCTGACCTTCCTTCGCCACCCTCGGTAAGATTGTAGCCATTGTGCGCCCGAGTGTTCAACAGAGAAATATAGAATATTTCTACAAAATCCATTTCCTCTTTAGTGACGCACTCATGCAACACACTCACTACGAAGTTTTCTTTCTTA